ATCGATTGGATGATGTTAGGTGCTGACTCAAACACAGCATTCAGTTCCTCACCTCTTAATACACCAGAACTCAACCCTTGGGTTAGCTGTAACAATGCCGAATTCATTTCCTCAGTACTTGCTCCAGCAATTACGAACTTTTTATTTAGTTGCTCTGCAAAACCTACAATTTCTTTTGTACTGCTAAACGCCTTACCTGCGTTCATGCCTATTCGTGAAACTATTTTTGCAGTATCTAAGTAAGATGCACGAGACCTTTCAGCAGATTGGAAAATCATCTTATTTAATCCTCCATCTGAGAGTTGACCATCATTTATCATACTAAGTCTCGCGTTAGTACTTGTCATCTGGTCGCTTAAATTTCCTAGACCTCCTAACGTTCTTATACCTAAGTAGGTTGCTGCTAGCTTCTTTGCACTTCCAACTAATCTATCTGTAGAACTTGCACCCTTATTTATATCCTCATTAAGCCTTCGCTGTTGATTATCTGATTCTCTTATTTGTTGTTCTAGTCTATCAAAGCCAGCTTCTGCACGTGCTAGTTCTTCTCTAGCTGTTCTAATACTATTAGCATCTATAGCATTGCTAGATGTTCTTTGTAATTGCTCGAATGAACTTAATACAATATTCATAGCATTATTCATGTGTCTAAAAGCAGGTGTCATTCCGTCGAAAATTCGGATAGATGTTTGTATAGTTGCCATTTTTAACCTCCTTTCTTTTTTAACATAATATAAGCACTTACTTATTTTTAAGTAAGTGCTTATATATTATAAATTTAGCAATTCTTTTTTCTTAGCATCAAATTCTTCTTGTGTAATAGCTTCCATATCTAACAAATTCTTATATTTTAATATTTCATCAGCTGTAGAACTAGATATAGACTTTTTTTTGTCTTCCATTACATTATATTTTGTAATTATTGATAGTATTGATAATATTTCTTGAGCATCAGAAAAAGCTTTCTGATAAATAGAAGAGTTTGTTTTTACTTTACTATTAATTAAATTTATATATTCAATTGGATTATTTATGTCCTTTACAGTTATTTTTATTTTAAATATTTCTACAACTTTTCTACTTGTTTTTTTACCTGTAATTCCTCCAACTACAGCCCCTGTACCTCCGAATAAGACTCCTCCAGTTATAGCACGACCTAAACCACCTTTAACTATAGTTTCTCCATCTTCCAAAAGTTCAAATTCTAATATATCATCAAATTTTATTATTTTCTCTACTAATATTTGATTTCTATTTTTATATGATATTTTTAAAAGATTTTGCTCTTCATCAAAAGAAATTGAAGAATTTATACTTTTTGTCTCGGTGAACTTCTCTAACAATTTTAAATTTTTCTTTTCAACTTCTATAAACTTTTTCATTCCTTCTGAGTTTGACATCATTTTCATAATACTAGTTACTTTTAAAATATTTTCAGAGAAATCTATGTACTTGCAATTACAAGCTGTACAAAAATTTTCACCTTCTATAGATGGCATAAGTCCTTTTTCGCTTCCGCAAATACAACAAGGTTTCTTATTCTTTTTACTAAACAATCCCATTTATTTAATCCCCCAGTACAATTTTTAAATATATTATACTATATTAGTAAAATTTTTACACCAGAGATTATCTTCTTCTACCTCTCTTTGCATCTTTGTCAGCTTTTTTAGCTTCTTCTTTTTCTTCTTCTACTTTGATATCTATAGAAGCAGCAACAAATGCTTTTTCATCAACTGGTAAATCCATATATTCATGCGGTTTCCATTTAAACTTATGAAGGCAATAATGAGCTATATTAGAATCATAATCACCTTCATAAATTAGTTTTTTGCTTCTTCTACTTTATCTTCAAAAGTTCTATCAAAACCATTTACCTCTCCTACCTCACTTGAAAGGTCTGTATATTCGCCAGGAGTCAACATTGTTGTTAATAACTCCTCTGCACCCATTACACCATAACTATTTTGTAATTCTGCATCATGTAAATCCGGAAATACTATAGTTTCCACACATAATTTCAAAGTGTAAGTATTAAAATCTGTTTCACTAGTGTATTGTCCTGTAGCTTTCCCTTTTTTATTTAATATAGGTACTCTTATAGTTGAATCTTTTCTTAATTGTCTGTCCCTATCTGAATCTATTGCTTTAAGTTCCCATTCGATTGCTTTTCCATCTTCTCCTATAAACCTTTCACTTGCCACATACTTTCTATTCTCTACTTTTATTGCATTTTGACTTAAAAAAGCGTTTAAATCTCCCATATTCTTATTCTACCTCCATCACCAAATATTTTGTTTGTTTTTCTATTGTTGCAACACCAGCTTCATTTATTTCAAATTTTATGATTATTGGCTTTAATGACGAACCATCAATTGTATCTGTTGCTAACTTATCTGAAATATCTATAAGATATTTTCCTGCCTTTTTATACATCTCGCTGACACGTTCTTCCAAAGGTCTTTTATTGCTATAATCAAAAGAAATTGAATCTTTTATCTCATATTTATCCTTAATTTTAATCATCTCCTATTCTTATAAATAAAAAATACACATACATAAATCATAAATGTGTATTTTACTCCATACCATTTGCTATATTAAATTTCTCAACTAATTTCCAATTCTCAAAAGTAAAATCCATATCTTCATCTAAATACTCCCCATCAGCATCAAATTTAGCAATTATGCCTGAGTCCATATTGCAATCTTCCAGTATTATAGTTTGACGACCCACTGAACTTGTTGGGTCTTCATTGGTAATTTGTATATCGAAGTAAATATCCTCACCAGTTTCTTTATACTCATACAACAATTCTCTAAATATAGAGGTATTATAATAAAATGTTGCATTTCCTGAATATTTACTTCCTGTTGATTTATTTCCTTTTGTAGTACTACCTAATATAGGTATCTCACTCTTATTCTTTTCCATTTTAGCTTCTAAGTTAATAGCTTGCATAAAATTATATCTTTTACCTTTTATAGTTACAAAACACTCTGCCTTAGATGCACTTATTGTATCTCTTGCTTTTATTTGTTGTGCCATTATTATTCTCCTTTCTTATTGTTAACTAACTGAAACAGTCATATAAAGCTTACTCATAGCACTAATAACTTTTACAGCATCACTTACTACAACAGTCTTCTTGTCGCTTCCAGGTTCTACAGAAACATCATCAGCTTTGAAATCTTCTATTGCTCTCATATTTTGCAGTTGTTCATGATGCTTAACTACATCATTCCAAAACGAGATACGACCAGATTTATCATTTGGTACTTCACCCAAGTACTTTGTATTAAATAAAGTCGCTATATCATTAGCAATTTGGTCAAGTACTCTAACACTTTGGTTACTTGAAAAATCGTCATTTTTATCATCTGTAAATGATACAAAAGTATTTATGTCCTCTAACACATGAACTTCATCACCAACTTTATGAAATATAAATTTACCACTCTTTAGTGCTTCTTCAAGTTGTATTTGAGTGTAATTTACACCAACATCAAACTCACCATCATACTTTTTATTAGTATTAGATTTATTTATATCGCATCCTGCTATAGCTCCAGTAGCCCAATAAATCAAGCTAGATTCAACTAAATCTTTATCTTTAATCTTATTTTCTACAGACACTACACCTTCATAATCTGCATCACTTTTCTTATATAGTACTGTTTGAAACTTTGCTCCTACCTTATCTCTCATTCTCTTTGTAAATTCTACAAATAAACTTTTAATCTCTGTTGTTGTAGCCAAACATCCTAAAGCATTAAATGAATAACTTTCTATTTTATCTAAGAAAGCTTGATATTCTGCTCCTGTAACTGCTTCTCCATTAGTTCCATTTGTAAAAGTTAATCCTGCTGTAGCTTCTAATGTTGCATCCTTCTTCCAAGTGATATAGTCATTGTCTTGTAAGTCTGTAATGACTTTAGCTACTTGAATATCTACCTTCTTATTATCTAAAAGTGTTACAACATCAAACTTAGCATTATCATCTATATTTGTTGTAACTATTATCTTTAAGTCATTACCTCTTATTCCACTATACTTAGCTATAGCTATAGTACAACTGGCTTTAACGCCTTTATTTAATTTATAAAAATATCCCAACCTTATATTTTTGAATAAATCTCTCAAGCCTTTCAGCTTCTCATGAGTATAATCATATCCAAAATACTTCACTGAATACTTCTCAAAATCATCACTTGTGACTTGAAATACTTCTTCATCTATGCCCCAATCTAACTCTAAAGGCATTGCAACAATACCTCTATCCGATAATGAACTGGTTGCCCTTTTAGCTGAGATAAAATTTATATAGCTACCTGGTAATACTTTATTCTGTGTTACAAATGTTCCTCCTCCTAAAGCCATCTAACTCACTCCTTTCATAAAATTATTTATTATTTTCTCTACCTCTGAGAAAGAATATAACTCATTTTCTTTTAAAATTGCATTTAATAAGTCTTTTCTATTTACATACTTTTTAGAATTAACTATCTGCTCTTTAGTAAACTTATAGTCATCTTCTTTATTCAATGTTTTACTCAAAATTATCACCTCTCTTCAAACCACCGAATAACTCTACTGTATCCATCTTATCTGTATCATTACTTTTTATAGTAAAGTAGTTATAATCAACAAAGAAATGAAGAACATTATCTACAATTTCAAAGTTCATGTTTGTACCTCTGACTAAATCTCCATCAATTTCTATATACTCTAATTCCTCCAGTAGCATCTCAGCTACCTCATTTATTTCAAATGATTTATCATTACTTTTAGGAAAATAATGTACATCAAAAGAATTTTTCTTTAATTCTCTGCCACTTGGATATGATACTTTGCTTGGATTTAAAGGAACAATAAAAAAACAAGGTTCATTTATACCTTGCTCCACATCTTCGCTATAAATTGTATATTCATTTCCAAACGATTTATCTAATTTAATAGATATTCCATCTATAATATTATTAAGCATCAAACACTCCTTTAAGCAATATTAATAGCTTTTTCTCTATAATCTTATCAATCTGACCTTGTAACTCCATTTCTGAAATAGTTAAAAAATGTTGTCCTTTAACCCATCCCTTACCATTCTTAGTCCTATGCCCAAACTCAACATATGAAGCATATTCTGTTGGATTGATAACCTCTATGATGTAATTATTACCACTTTTATACACTGGAAGTGACCTAGCATAAGCTATTCCACTCCAACCTTCTCTTAGAAATCCTGTATCAACTGGTGTTCTTCTAATTACTTTACCAAGCAGTCTTGCTGCTAATTCTCTTGCTGCATCTTTGCAAAACTTATCTAAATCAATCTTTGTAAATTTCTCCATTCTTCTACAAGCTCTTTTAAACTCTCTAAAATCAACACTGCCCCATCTAGCCATTATGCCTTGTCCTTAAGTAATTCTAAGATAATTTCTTGATGGTTTGGATATATAGCTGATTCTCCACTTCTTACATATTCTTTATCATTTATAATAAGTTTTGAACCTGCTTTAATGTTTATGTTTGGAGATATAAAGAGTTTAATAGTCTGTACAAGTTTAGCTACTTTTTCATCTGTAGTTGATGTAATATTTTTATATGAAAGCTTACATGGTTGATTTTCTAATACAATCACTTCTTTATTGTTAGTTCGTTTTGTTACAGGGTCTTTGATTGGCTGATACTCAACTATAGTACATTTATCTCTATATAACATTTCTATTGCTTTTCTAGTCTTATCCATCATTATTTCCACCTAATTTTTCTGTATCTATTTAGTTGTGCTTTATAATCTTTAAGTAAAGATTCCTTAAATTCACTAGCTGAACTTCTATATGAAATAGATGTGTCACCTTCTGATATAGAAGAAATAGAGCCTAGTGCAACATCTTCGCTTCCTAGACTCTCATTTTTATACATTTCTATAGCCATTCTTAAAATAGTACTATTTAATTGTTCTGGTATAGTAGGTACATTACAATAGTTTTTGACTATTTCTTCTACATCTTCTAGTATAAACTCTAGTATTGTATCTTTAGAACTATCACTCTCATTTAACCCTAAGAGTCTTTTAATTTTTATTATTTTATATTCCATATCTATATCTTATGTCTAAAAGCTACCATTCTAATTTGTTTAGGTTCATAAACAGGTTTCCAATTAGTTGCATCTGATAGTTCAGCTCTTGAAGGACCTTCTGTTTTAGCCATATTTTCATTTGTAAACTTAACTCCTCTAGGGTGCATGATAAAAGTCTTTCTATTTATAATATAATCAACACCAGAACCTTTTTTCTTATCTCTGTCTATTTCTGTAGCTACAAATCCTACTGGATTACCATTTCCTAAAGCTATTGCACCTTCACCAAATAAATACGAAGTAAATACTATATTAGAACCGCTTCCTTCATAAGGACAACCATCATCAATTATAACCCTTTTATTTTGATAAAAATATATTGGACCACTATTAGAAGGTTGAACAGTTTCAATTAAATTTTGTTTTCTTAGTTCAGCTTCAACAGCACTGTGTACTGCAACTGCTGTTAAAGTTTCTTTTGCATCACCTAACTTTTGTTGTGCATCAATAAACGCTGAACCACTCCATTTTGCAGCATTACCAGAACTTGAAGAAATATCTAGTATATTTGATGCTAACCTAGTTTCTGCTACTGTTTCTCCAACTGCCTTAGTAGTTCCAAATACTCCTTTAAGAATAGCAATTAGTTCTTTTTGCATATCTCTAGCCCAGAAACCAGATACTAATTCAGCAATAGCACCTGCTGGGTCTTTTCCTGCTAAAGCAGCACTCAAATCTGTAGCACTCCACATTTTTGCTCTTCTCATAATTACTGCGACATCTGCATTTGAAGTTATTTTATTATTTTGCAAATCAACATCTTCAATTATTTGTTCTGATTCACCTGTTAAATCCTCAAAGAATGGCATATTTACAAGTGGACTTGCTTGAGAAGCTAATTTATCAAACTCAGAGTTATTAGTTATAATTCCACTTTGTAATAATGCACTTTTTTCCATTGTTCTATTTATTACATATGGATTAAACAAGCTTGGAACAATTATATCACTTAGCTTTGTTCCTCCTTCATTCCCAGCTAATAATTGTATATTCATTTTTAGACTTTTATTTTTATTCATATTTACCTCCTTTATGTTATTTACCAGCAGCAGTCATTAATTCTTTTGCTAGAGCTGGGTTATCATTATATATTTTGCTTTGCTCTGTTAAATTAAAACTTTTTTCTAACCAAGGATTAGAACCTTTATAATCATCTCCACCTTTAGGAATATAATTTGGTTTACCACCAGTAAATAAATGTGGAGAGTTTTCCTTATAAACTTTTATTGTGTCTTCTAAACCAATTACTTTTCCTTCATTATCAAAATTAAACTTTTCAGTTCCTCCTTGTTTATAAATTATATAATCAGCATCTACAACACCTAAATCTTTTAATTTGCCTTTCAATTCATATTCTTTTTTTGAGATTTCCATATCCTTTTTTAGCTTTTCTAAATCATTATTATGTTTATCTTTTAGATTCTCTACATCTTCTTTTGTCATACCTCCTTCAAACTTTTTAATAGTTTCATTAGCTGTATTAAGCTGTGTTTCAAGATTTGTATAATCTTCTTGAGTAACTGTAGTCTCTTTTATTTTCTTTTCTATAGACTTTTGAAGAGAAGCTACATCAATTTTGTTATCTTCTACTTTTATTCCTTCTAATAATTCTTTTAACCAATCCATATTTTAAATATCTCCTTTCATTTTTACATAATAAAAAAGCCTTTTAAAAGACTTTTAAGTAACTTATTTACTACCAATAAAAATACCTGTTAGCGATAATACAAAACAGATTATTCTTCCTACTAAATATCCTGCTATCATGCCTGCTAAATTAAAAACAAGCTTCATACAAGTAAAAGTATTAGTATCTATCATATTAGCTACATCTAATACATTTGCTATAATTATACTTAAACCTACAATAAAGCCTAAAGCTATCCCAACAATTATAATAAGAACTGATATAATATCTCTAACACTTGATTTATTTGGCTTTCCAATGTGTCTTTTTATATATCCTCTTGTGTCTTTTTTAAACATATTTTCACCCCCCAAAATCTACTCAATACTTTCTCTTAGGCATTCCCCTAACTGTTTTACAATCTTATCTATATCAACTTTACAATCACATTTATTCATTTTTTCTGCTAGTTTATCAATTTTATCATCTGCTTTTTCTAAAGTTTCTATAAAAAACTCTAATTCCTTTGTGGCATTTTTAATATTTTCTTGAAAGTTTGTTGAATCTAAAGTCATCTCTGTTGATAATTTATTTTTTCCTCTATATTCTACTTTTTGATATGTCATTTCAAATATATCTGCTTTACATGGATATATTTCTCCTTTTACACCTTGTATAATGTAATCCCCTTTATTAGCTCTCATAGTACCTTCTAATGTTTCTAAGTCACAACTTACATGTCCATTAATGCATTTTTCTTTTATAAAATTACAAACTCTATCATTCTCAATAAACCATTTCGGTTCTACATCATAACCTAGTTTAAAAGCTTCTACTTCAACTGGTTTCTTCACAAATTTAGCCATATTACTTATCCCCCTTTAAATTTTTAATTATATCTTCATTGCTAACTAGTAAAGAAGATATGATAAATATCACACCTAAAATAAAATTAAGTAGTGGAAATAAAGCCATAAAAATAAAATTACACTTTCTTCTTACTTTTTTATTTTTAAGAATCTTAATCAATTCCTCATTACTATCAATCTTCATTTTAAATAAATAAAGCCCTGTACAAAATACAATTATTGATAAAATATATAATTTAATCATTTCAAATCACCCTCTCAATAAATTTTTACATAATAAAAGCACCTACTAATTTATCATTTAGCAAGTGCTTCTATCCTTTATTATTAATCTTTCTTTTAATTATTTTTTTTCTAATTTCTTGCGCTTCTTTCACTTCTTCTTCTGTTAATGTTCTTTCCCCTACCACTTTAGCTTGTGGTATTTCTGTCCATCTTGGTGCTGAAAATAATTTTTCATTATCCTTTTTCATATTACACCTCTTTCATTGTTATATAATGTTTGCCATCATATTCAAAATTATCAGTAGTTATAAATTTACTATTCCTTTTAAATAAAATCTCTGCTTCTTGAGGATTATATTTTCTTATATCCTTGCCATTTGTGCTTATAATATTTAATTCAACTTGACCGCTTGGATTGTATTCCCCTCTACTGGATGTAGATATATATTCATTATATACTATTTCCTTACCTATTTGATGTTTATTTAAAAAGTCTATTTTTTCTTTTTCATTAAAGAAATACAAGGACCTATTCACATTTCCCTTATAATTAGGCATCTTATCTAATGCACTATCTAAGTTACTTATAAAATTTTTATCTTCACTTGTTAATGATAACCCTCTTCTAAGTTTCTCATTAATTTTATAAGAATCACTACTTACATATTTATTAATTGCAAGTTGTTCATTATCTGATAACTTAATGTTTTTATTAATATATTTCTCATACCATTCTTTATACTTCATACTAGATGGTACATAATATGTTTTTCCATCTTCTCCTCTTGCTGCTCTATAGCCTTCTTCATCACTAAAAAAAGGAGCTGTTGTTGTCCTACAACGACAATGAAATGGTGGAGCTGTAACTCCAACTTGATAATCTTTCATATCAAATACTTTTCCATCTAGCTCTCTACATATATTTGAAGTTCTTAAATCTAATGTAGCAATAATCTCATATTTCTCTACATCTAAATCATTGAAACAATCTTTTCTACTTGCTGATGCAAAGAAAGCTGATTCAGTCATTATTAAATTCTTAGCTTGAGATTTAGACACATTAAATCTCTTAGCAAAGTCATTTACTAGGTTCTTTGGATTCTCACCCCTAATAATTGATTGTGTCAGTTTAGTATATAGCTCATTGATTAAAGCAGGTCTATGTTTACCCCAAATTCTTTCACTAAAGTTTAATCCATCTGTTGCCCATGGTTTAGAGATAACTTTATTTATTCTGTTAGTATCAAGACTCATTAAACTCCAACCAACGTTTACTCCTTGTTGAACATTAAAAGCTGTATGATAATATCCACTTGTATAAATATCTCTCATTAGTTTATCAATACCATCAAGTTCATTTCCATAGAGAACTTCTACTTGTTGCTGTATTTGTAACTTTAAAGCTTCAAGCCTTGTTATATGAACTCTTGCACTAGCATTTTCTAACTCTTTCATCCACTTTTGATTTATAGCATTTTCTTTACCATATTTAATATATTCTTCGACACTCCACTTAAACTCTTCTAGTTCTCTTGTATTCAGCAGTTTCTTAGCTTCTAATAAAGATATTCCTTCATTTTTGGCAAATCTGTTATACCATGCTAATATATCTTTTTCTATACTAGACATAGCTAATTTATATTGTTTTTCTAATTCAAGATAATATTTTATACTTTTGTTATTTTGAGCTTCTTCTAATTGTTCAAATCTCTTCCTCCAATAATCTTTATGTTTCATCTATAACACCATCATTCGGTATCAAATCATCATACTCTCTTTGAGCTTCTTCTTTTTCCTTCTTAATCTGTGCTATTTCATACTCTACATCTTCTACAATAGGACTATTTTTACATACTGTTTTATCAGAAACAATACCAACGCTTTTTGCACATATCTCTGCTAATTCTAAATCATTGGCAATAGCATTTCTTGTCCATGTTTGATTTACTATATTACATTCCAAATTCAAAACCTTGCATATCATTCTTATTAGTTTTCCAAAACTCAATTTAAACTCAGTCTCCATAAGACCTGCTTTAAGTTCCAAAAGTGAGTATAAATATTTGAGTGCTACACCACTTGCATTACCAAAGTCAATTGGTTGTGGGTCAACACCTTGTCCTTGCTCAAATATAGCCTTTCTTGTCATCATAAGTAACTTTTCTCTAGCTTCAACTGGAATATCAATTGTAAGTGTGCTTAAACCGCTTTTATCATCCATCCCATTACTTTCTACCTCAACAGTTTTATACTTC